CAAATGGCTCTCCACAGTATGCGCTGGTAATCCCGCCAGACACGGTGATGATCGTTACGGGGCCACAAGTCAGGCCAAGTGCCAACGTGTTCCTGACATTCATTTCTCAGTCTGGCACACCAGAGGTTTACGTCACGCCAGGTGAAGGCTTGTGAGTCATGCCGGAAGAATCCGTGGAAACCCGTTTGTCGGTTCATGAGGCAATCTGCGCTCAACGCTATCAAGGCATTGAGAACAGGTTGGAGGATGGCAGTAAGCGCATGACGCGCATTGAATACCTGCTCTACATCACCATCGCTGCTGTCTTGCTAGGCCCAGGCGTTGCAGCCATGTTCGTCAAGAAGCTGATCGGGTTATGAATGGAACCGATCACCGGCATCCTTGCGGCAGTCTCTGCTGCTAATTCAGCTTTCACGGTTGTCAAGAAGCTAGTTGCTGCAGGCCGTGAGATTGAAGATGTTGCCGGTCAGATAGGCAAGTGGTATGGCGCATTTGGCGACTTCAACCGCCTAGCCAACGAGAGGGCAAACAAGAAGCCTTCCGTCTTCAAGCGACTCCTCCACGACGGCAGCATTGAGCAGGAAGCCTTGCAGATCACGATGCACAAGCAGGCGCTGATCAAGCAAGAGTACGAGCTGAAGATTCTGATCATTGCTCACTACGGTGAGAACGTTTACAACGAGATGATCATGGAGCGCATCCGTCTCAAGCGGGAGCGTGACAAGCGAGAGCGTGAGCATCATCTGCGACAGCAGGAGTTCATGCTCAATGTGAAGTATGGAGCAGCCATAGCATTCGTAGCCACCGCATTGGTGGCTTTGTTGTATTGGCTCAAAGACACTCTTGTGAGGCCGTAATGCTTTCTCTACTCTCTACCCTTGGTGGCTTGCTGATCAGCGGCCTGCCCAAATTGCTGGACTTCTTCCAAAACAAGGCCGATCAGGCGCACGAGCTGCGGATGATGCAGGTGCAGACTGAACGTGAGTTGCAGCTGGCTGCTGCAGGATTTGCCGCACAGGCAAGGATGGAGGAGATTCGCACTGAGCAGGTGATGCTAGAGACAGATGCCAGGATGACAGAAGCTGCTCTAGCTCATGACCAGAAAGTGCTGGAGAAGGCTAGCCGGTGGGTGGCCAACTATGTTGGCACTGTGCGTCCTACCGTGACTTACATCTTTGTGTTGGAACTCACAGCCATCAACGCTTTCATGGCCTGGTATCTGTGGAACCATCCACAGCTTATTCAGAGCATGGACGACATCATCCAATATGCCGACCTGATCTTTTCTACCGATGAGATGGCAATCCTCGGCGGCATCATCGGCTACTGGTTTGGGTCACGTGGGTGGGCCAAGAAGTGAAGCTGAGCAAGGCAGGCGAAGACCTCATGCATAAGTATGAGGGGTTTAGGAGTAAACCCTACCTTTGTCCTGCCCACATCTGGACGATTGGCTACGGCCATGTCCTGTATCAAGAGCAGATCAGACTGCCCGTGTCCCGCAAAGAGGGTTACACCGGGATGCTGCGCTCTGAGTTCTCGCTGAAGCCGGAGGACAACCGTGTTTGGACGAAGACAGAGATTGACGAGTTATTCCGCATTGATGTCCAGAACTTTGAACGTGGTGTTCTTCGACTTGTTCCCGGCGTATCTAGCCGTCAAGGCAGCTTTGACGCTCTGGTCAGTTTTGCCTTCAATGCAGGGCTAGGCAACCTGCAGCGCAGCCAGATCAGGATTAGGGCAAACCGAGAAGACTGGGAAGGCGCAGCAGATGCTTTTCGCCAGTGGACTCGTGGAGGTGGCAAAGTCCTGCCGGGTCTGGTAAAACGCAGAGAAGCAGAGATAGCCTTGTTCTTGTCTTAGGAGCGTGGTGATGAGTAAAGACAATCCAAGCCTGAGCGTAGGCCGTGGCGAGAAGTTGCCGGTATCTCAGGGTGCAGGCTTGACAGCCAAGGGCCGTGAGAAGTACAACCGTGAGACAGGCAGCAACCTCAAGGCTCCTGCTCCCAACCCACGCACCGAGAAAGACGCTGCGAGGAAAAAATCCTTTTGTGCCCGTATGGCTGGTGTTGTGCGTAAGAGCAAGAACTCTGAGCGTGCGAAAGCCAGCATGAGGAGATGGAAATGCCGATGACTGCACCTGCCAAGCGTGGCCTGTACTACAACATCAACAAGCGCCGGGAAGCTGGCCTGCCTCCTAAGAGGCCTGGTCAGGAGGGTTACCCCACCCGCCAGGCGTTTATCGACAGCAAGAAGACTGCTCGCACTGCGAGATCGCAGAAGCGTTGATTACTGCACCGTAGGCTCGGCAGGAGGCTGCTGAGGCTGTTGTGCTTGCACTTGCTGTGCGAGCTTCTGCAGCAGCGGGAAGGCTCCTGACTGGGTTGGGAGCTGCCCCAATACTTGCAGCAGGAATTGGGCTTCGTTGGGTTCTACGTCTAGTTTCATGTTGCGTCCTTACGGTGCGGGAATAAGGCCACCTTCAAAAAGGTAGCTGCCAAAATGACCGAGTTGCACCCACGGTGCAGCCCAGACATCTATCTTGTTGTCACGAGCGATCTTGCAGAAGGCATAGTCTTCTGACAGAAGACGGTTGCTCTCCTTCTCAATCATGACTGGGAAGAATTCGTAGATCAGGTCTTGAGGCTTGACGGTGCCTCCCAGGTCACCCACGTCATTGCGGTAGGTCTTGACCTTCTTGCTGAGCTTTTCAAACACCTCGCGTTTGATAAGCATGAAGCCGGTGCCACCGTTCATCACACGCAGAGGCTTGTCCACAGGCACCACCACCTGGCCCTGGTAGTCCAGTAGGTTCACCACCATAGAGCCTGTGTAGCGTGCGAGTTCGTTGGCAGGCACACCTTCGTTGGCAGAAGCGTGCACCAGTCCCCAGTTGATTTCCTTCTTGGGATAGATGCCGCAGATGATGTCCTTGTCTGCCATGACCAGAGACACGATGTCGGCAGGATTGAACTTGATGTCAGCGTCTATGAACATCAGGTGAGTGCACTCAGGCCGCTTGGAGAAGGCGTGCACGAGTGCATTCCTGGCTCGCTGGATGAGGCTCTCGTTGAACATGAAAGAGAAGCTCACGTCGATGCCTGCGTTGCGTGCGATGGTTGGCACCTGCAGCATGGACTGGGTGTAGAAGCCTGTGCACATCCCGCCATACATGGGTGTGGCTATGAAGACGTGTGGCTTGATAGGTTCTTTCTTCTTTCTTGGCATGATGATTCCTTATGTGGTTAGGAGTAGCAGACTGTCAGCAACACGGGTCTGCCAGCCATGTCCTAACCAGCCGACTCAGAGTCGGACTGATCCTGCTGACTGGACGCCTGGTTATAGCCATCTTCATAGCCCAGGCGGTAGGCCAGTTCGTAAATCTCTTGCAGGCTCATAGACAGAAGCGTCAGGAGATGTCCTCTATCCTCAGCACATACCGGCCCTTGCTGTTCTTGCGCCATCCGTGTACCTCGACTCTGATGCCTGCGTCTCTGACCATCCCTATGGTGTCGGACTCCTGTATCTTTTTGATACGCGCAGCCACACCTGAAGCTGTCACCTGCACAGCCAGAACCTCATTCTTGCGTATAGCTAGGAGGTCACACCATCCCCACAAGTCCTGCCGGATACGGGCATGAGGGTTCCAGTGCTCGACGATAGCGACTCTGTAGCCCTGCTCACGAAGGTAAGCAAGGCTGCGCTGTGTAGGTGACAGACTAGCAGCCATCAGAAGGGGATGTCGTTGTCGTCGCGGCGCTTGCTGCGGTAGGCAGGCTCAACCTCACGAGGCCCAGCAGATGCTGCTTCCTCACGCTTCTTGCGTGCCCAGGTATCTTCGTTGAGAGAGATCAGGTTGTAGCCCTTGCTGGTCTTGCGAATCCAAGCAGAGAGCTTGAGCTTGTCCCCAGCCTTGTAGTCCATCTCAAGCATGACGTAGCCTTTGTACTCCGGGTGCTTCTCGGACTGGCGCTCTACTTCGTAGTACATAACGCCACGGCCTGCACGATCTTCATAGTTGCTGTTCATAAGACTTTCCTTTTATCAGGTGGTAACGGGCAAATTCCTTGCCGTTGCTGTTGATGGTTTCGGTAACGATGTTGTGTCCTGCCTTGCGG